TTACCACCAAAAACCGTACATAAGACTGTCAGGGTTACGTGGTAGACGCAGCATAGAATCTCTATCTTGCATGTAACGCCTTACAAAGTTTCGTTGTTTAGCACCTGCTGATGGTAGATCACTGATTGCAGCAATTAACCGCTGGACTTGAGGATCGCTAATTGGCTTTCCACTCTCCAACGCCTCATGAAGCTCAGGAACAAGCACTTTATACAATTTATTAGCAGCATTTCTCTCGGACACACGGCCATAGATTTGCTCTATAGCACTCGTGATTAACGATGATGACATAACATTCTAAGCAACAAAGTTCATAATAAGTGATTATCATAAAAGAAATCTAACAAAGAATGCCCAAAGAAAAACACAATATTGAACCAAGATTACCACAGGAAATTATGTTAAATCGCTAGGTTTCCCCCCTAAAACATCCCTCAGACTCTCATTCGTATACAGCTAAAACTCATTATTACCTCAGAGTTAGCGCTTTATTACAATGGTTCCCGTTTCCACCACGCGAGACTCCTTCGACGCCAGAACTTTTGCCGTGTGTTTTTCTTGTGAGAAAAGTGATTTAGCTGATGTCATAGGTTGGCTGATACAAGGGGCATGCTCTTGCTTCTGATAATGAATTTCCCAATTTCGAATTTGAGTGTTGTAGCGCATAAAAGCAAAGCCTGTAATATTCTTAATAGTGGTGCTACCTTTTTGGTAAAAACCATAATCACGAAAACTCATATAATTAATCAATCCTTTACCGTGGTTCTCCACGTCATTGTATTGCTTATCTTCTTTGCCACCTTCCACATGGTAAACTCTGATTACTTCATCTCCCCAGTCATCCACAACAAAAGAGCAACCGCTAAAGTTTGGTGTGAAAACATATAAATGGTCGCGATGAGGATCGGGGTGTTTGGGTATATTGAGATATTTGCCTTGCGCGACCCAGTAGGCCATCTCTGATGTATTTTTATCGGGCTGTTCACCTGAGAATGTGTCGATGACTTGGATAGTACCTACTGTTCCATGAGTGTATTTGTACTGCATGCCACTAAAAACAAGTTCACCACTCTCTCTTACTTCCTTTTGAGTCTCAGGGCTGAGTGATGAGATCTGAAGAGCGACGACGTCAGTGCTAACAGGCTGATTAGCAAAGCTGGAATCAAGTAGATCAGATGGCAATACGCGTTTTCCTATCGCATCGTTCATTCCCATTCTTGATGCTGGCATAGGTGACAAAATTGCATCAGGAAACTCTCGTTCTTCACCCACATAAATATGGTTATTTTGTTTTTCCACTTTACGGTCAGCGACTATCTTCTTTCTATGCTCAGCGTATCGAGCCTCACTAGCTTGAATTTCTTGCCAGCTTTTTTCTCGCTCCTGAAGTCGTTCTTTACCCTGTCTTTCAATTTTTTCTCCGGGGCTCTCTTTTGTTATTACGGGTTCCTTAATAACTTGCATTACTGGCATTAAAGAGCTTGTAGGCGCAAAATTGCTAGCAGTAGCGCGATCTAATGCTGCCTTTGATGCAGCGGATTCCCTAGCCATCTCACAACTCGCACAAGGACACTCTAGCGGGTTAGGATGCATCACGGGACACTTATGAGGTTTAGAAGGGTCAAAAATATCGGCTAAGTTCATATCACAATCCATTCGCTTTATCTGAATATACGCATAGTACTATTACAAAGAAAACATGTGCGCAATATATGCACTTAAGTTAAACGGAACTGATGTCACCATAAAAATCATCTTTATTTGTTTTGTTGCGTATTGCTACAAAAGAATAATGAAAAAACACCGCTAAGCCTGATAGTTAGGTGGAAAGTACCCCCGTAGCACCCCCGTAGCACCCCCGTAGTACAAGACGGGGGTTCTCGTTCGCTCTCGCTCCTCCTCCTCAGTCCTCGTCGTCGTGCACGCTCTCTCACGAGCAAAGATCCTAATTCTCAATAAATGATCCTGTATGAAAGAGGCAAGGGCATTGCTCGACACTCGCAAAGCCCAAACGCTGAACGTCCATAGGGTTGCAGTGGCATAAAGCCCCACTGATGCGGAGAGGCTCTGCGAGGGGATGTTCTAGCAGGATGAAGGGTGGCAGCATGTCGATAAGCATGGGCAGTTAGAAACCGCGCCGATTGAATCTAGAGAACCACTAACCCTAGTCGGGCGGCTTGGTGCATCGTTCGCGCACGCGCTCTCTTATCCCTACGGGGTTGGTATGTCATTTTTTGACATACTCGCGCAAATCGGTATGTCATTTATCGCTTGGCAGTAAAAAGGCCGCTAAGCGGCCTCTTAAAAAATAGAGTTGAGTTTGACTTCAGCGCGTTCAGGAACTGGCGCATCCAGTGCGCGCGGTTTGCAAAATACGTTTAGATTCATGTTGTCTTTTGTCAGCTTGAGCAAGCAATCGTCATAGTGAGCGTATTTGATATCGTTGGCCGCGAGAAACGTATCATCAAAATAATACGTTCCGTCTGGTGTTTTGGCCTCAAGCGTAATAAAGAACTTGAAACCATTTGGCCCTTTTTTTGTGGTATGGCCCGTGTAGTACAAGTTTTGAATATCATACAAGCCAAGCATCGAACGTAAACCATCTAAACGCCCAGAACCAGATGGACCACCGGAACCACTAGCAGCCGTATTGCTATTCCCACCATCAGATACAGAAGAATTAGACGAAGAATCCGCCTTATTGCTGACACTGGACGATTGAGAAACGCTAGATTGAGTCGAGTCCGCTTGCGCGTCCTGAATCTCCGAAGAAGAACCAAAAACCAGACGGGATAAACCATACGTTAAGTATCCTATGCCTAAAATGATAATTAGAAAAACCGCAATGAGTGCCGGATTTTTCGCTAACACATTGAGAGCGCCAGAAGCACGAGCAATACCCGTCGCTGTTGACTTGTAGAGCAAGAACGCATCAAGCGGTATTTTTTTCTTGGTAAGATTAGGGTCTTTGCCCTTTGGTATCACTGGCGTTGATGTGTTTTTAGCGTGCTTATAGATGTAAGGTTTGCGTTTTGCCCAAAAGAATTGGTCACGGCCTTTATGGAAAAAACATTGCTCAGCCGGTGCGCGGATTGCTGAATCAATTTGACCCCAATCAGGCGATAACAACTCAATATCCCAGTTATATTTTCTATGACGCTGGAAACCCTCATTAAAAGAAAATGGGTAGATTATGCGGCCTTGGTCGTCATATTCTGCTCGACCTCGGTCGTCAGTCTCAGACGGGTCTAAATTAGTCATATCAGCAGGCGTATAGCGAGAGTAAAAAAACGATTCGTAATCCTTGGGAAGTTTTGGCAAGAATTCAGACAAAGGACGATAAAATACTTTATCCATCCTGAACCCAATGTTTTTAGAGAAGATGTCCTGACACTCATCAATAACAATCAGCGCCCCAAGAGGACACCAACAAAAAAAGTGTTGCCAGAGTTCAATCCCTTCCGCGTCCCTTGAGAAGATACGAATAAGGCGAGTAGTAGACGGGAACTCTATATCAAGACGCTTCTGAATAGCATCAAGTGGCTGCATCCCTTCAATGTTAGTAACGACAACACGCCCCGCCTTTAATGCCTCAAAAATAACAAAGTAAGCAGCATAAGCGGACTTATAAGAGCCATTAGCACCCGTTCTAATCGTGATAGCCATCGTTAAAACCTCGACACTGAAATAACAAACGCAGTGGTAAAGCCTGTAAATATGATATTTATCGCTTGCGGTATTTTAAATAAGAAAGCATAAAAGCGTAATTCATCAGGCAGAGCATTAAACGTTAATATGATGATTTGAGTGAAGCCAATATCATTTAATAAATATGATGCTGTTTTATAAGCAAAGACCAAAGAATAAACCATCCATTTCAACTTCAACTTAATATAATAAGCATTAATAAAAATGGTTAGTTGTTCGAAGTAATCTGGAATATTTAAAAAGAAATCAATGATAGTCTGAAAGAAATCACCGATTTACTGAACGATTAATAATAATGATTCCATTATTTACGACTCCCTAGAATTGCTTTGACTGCAATAACTGATACAATAACTGATGCAATAAACAAGATTACAGCAGCAATTAAATTAGCTTGGTCAATAAAAGCAGGCAATACGCCGGACTTTAAATTTAATTGTTTTCCGTTGGGTAATACAAAGTCTAATGAATGCTCTTTATATTGACCGCTGTTTAATTGGGATACATCAAAGCTAAATATCTTTTTAAACTCATCAATTTGTTGCTCATATTGCTGTTTTAACTCTTCAGTATCAGCAAGAACGGACTCAAGCAAATCAGGCTTATAAAGGCCAACAGTATCAAAATCGACTTTTCCTTTGAACTCACGACTAACATAAGAGCCAGTGGAGAGCGCATCGTTAAGGCTGTCAATACCTTGACCCAGCGAGTTTAAACCACCTTTAAGCTCGCCAGTTTGATTATTAAGTGCATTAATTACACCAGAATTATCGCCGCCACCAGAGCCGGAACCCATATTAGAATCAATGTTTTCAAGCGTCATCATAATATTATCAAGATATTGATTAGATGTTAACACCGCATCTTTAGTAAGACGGGTATTCATATTGGTCATATCAATGGATAATTTTTGATTTAACAGCGCCCTATGTGTTCTCTCTGTATTTCCTTTTATATTGGAAATATCAAATGAGTAATCATTACCAGAGCCGCCGCCATTATTAATATTATTAAGTGTGTTTAAAATGGAATACAAAGGCTCTGAATAATTAGGAGTTGGCTTATTAGCCATATTTGACAGTATATTTCTTTGACCGCGCGAAACATCAATTAAGTCAGCAAGTAAAGGTGAAATTATATGAGTGGATTTAGCCACCTCAGCATTCATATAAGCACCAATTCGTAAAGCCTTTGCTAATTGTGCGGATGATGAATCAAGACCGGAGATAACACCGGGCATAACTGCAAGTTGACCATCTATAACGTGATTATAATGCGGGTCCGTAGGGTCGGGGTCAGGATTAGAACCGCCGTTGTCAGTGCAATTACCGTTAGCGTCACAGGTGCCATTGGTGTCATCAGAGCCCGTACAGGCATCACCAGTTGTCACAAAATAGCCCGTACAATATTGAAGTTTATCAGAACACGTCCAAGTATTTTGCCCCTCGATACCCTCAGAGGCTCGACAGCCATCAACACAAGCGGAAGCAATACGAGCAGTGCCAAGTGGCCATTTCAAAGACGGAGTATTTCCAATTGGGCAAACAGCAGCATGAGACGCAACAGAGGTTAGGAACGCGAGCAGTAAGAAGAGAATGAAAAGAGCGGTATTGATTGCGCTACGCATGTAACCCCCCAGAAGTAAGAAAAAACGCCCCCAATCAGGAGGCGTTGATACCAGTGTAGAGCCCGTAAACGAACGCCCCACCAGTTGAAAGAGCAATAAGAACAGTGATGACGTCCGAAACGAGTTCTAACATGTTATTTCATTGCACCTACAATCATGCGCAGACCAAAGCCAACCGCAGCCATTGTAATTAAGCCAACAACAACAAGGCTGTAGTTTGACTGGCCAGAAGTAACAGCCGCTTCGATAGACTCTGGAACAGTAACAGCGAATGAACTTGCAGAAGCTACCGCAGCAGTAACACCAGTTGTGATAGTTGCAGCGTGTTTTTTCATGACGTTGATAAATTTCATAGTATTTACTCTCTTTACTAAGTTAATGATTAACCTCGACCGAGGCCTTTTAAAACACGATCCAAAACATGACCAGAGACGAAAGCTAATAATAAATAACCGCTAACGTCAGCGTATAATTGAGGGTCGATAGTTAACGAACCTAGCGAACTGCTTTGTAATTGTTCCAACTCACTAGGCGTTAATATGACGTAAGTACAATTAAACTCTTGTGGGGCAAGCATTAAATAGCCGTTGTATTGTATTACGCAGTTAGACATTATTTAATTAAACCACACGCTTTAAAGTGGGCTTTAATCCCTTCATCCACTGGAATTAATTTCGTAACGATAGAGCCCGAAAGAGGGTCATCCATATTTAAGCCTAAATCCACTTCATACTCACGGCGTGGAACGAGAGCACCAACACGCTCAAGCTCAAGCGCATAGTTAAAGTCAATGATTAGCGGCTGGTCATACTTGGAGACTTCACCCGATTCACCAACAGTACGACGAGTCATTTTAAACTTGTCGTTATCAATATTAAGCGGCTTTAGAGGACGCGAAATATTAAGTTGTGCGAATTCGCCTTTAAAATCGTTTTTGAAAAATGAAATACCCAATACAAAAATAGATGGACGAGACATAGTAATTTACTCCAAAGCATTAATTAATTTTCGGTGCATAGAGGGATACAATAAAACCGTATCGTCCCTAACCAGGGTGGTGACAACTTTTTCAAAGTCGCCTTGATAAAGTTCAAGTAAAGAATTAACCAAGCGGCCATATTGTCGCTTAGCCCAATAAGACGCAGCTAATACATCACAAGCAACGCGCTTTCTAGATTTAGTTTTTGTTATTACAGGCTCAACGGTATTTGAGAGTAAAGAGGCGGCATAAGCATTTAATGCAACAAAGCCCCCGACAGGATTTAATAATATATCCGTGTCCCATTTTTTTAATTCAACCTCAGAGCGATACCACGAAAAATCCTCAGCCGTAATATTACGCTCTAATTTCTTGTTATATACGCGCCAATATACGAGCGACTGACGAGAGCCAAAATTACGCTCTTCACGAGAAAATATTTTATTGCCGCTCTCGTCCCAATCACACTCATCGCCATTGGATATTTTAGGACTGAAACCACGAGAACGCTTAAAGCCACCGAGACGCGAAACGTTTTCCGCAGCCTCACAAGTATGTAAACCGTCGTAATCATCAAAGGCTAAATCAATACGCGAGAGTTGCTTACAACATAAAACCGTTGAAATCCAATGATGCAAGAAACGACAAGAGCGATTAGCAAACAGATGCTTGCAGCCGTGGCCTGTAATCTGAAAATGCACAGTATCGCGATTTCCGCCGAACCCAACTTGGCCGCAATAGTCATCGCCATATTCGGAAGTTAAAACAAACGAATCCTCGTAGAACTGGAAGCCTTTACCACGTGGTGAGCCGTAGTTAAAACCAAGCACGTATTGAATAAAACGTCTTAACGTTTCTTGCAGGTAATCCATTGTCACTTCACGGAAGTAGCGATTATAAGCCTCAATATCATCAATCGTTTTCGCATGATGTTGTGAGAACTTAGGAGCCTCAGGAAAGTGAATACCAGAGTAGGGCGCGTCTTTTTTGCAGTGACGCAGGTCAGCCAATTTAACGGTAAAACAGAGGTAATCGATAATCACAGGTGATTGCTCGTAGTCCTCGATAAAGGTGTATTCGTTAACGGTATGGTTAACAAACTCAGGGCGTAGACCGGATTTTTTAGGGCGATACACATAGTCAGATTGTACTTTGTGACCTTGTGACTTTTTCCCGAAGACCTGAACGTTGTCCATATTAAGCTGATCCCATGATAGCCAGACGCTCGGTCAGTGTGGTGTTGGTGATATCAACCAGCTTGTAATACAAGCCTTGAGCGTTGAGATAGTTAACAAGGCCAGTGTAAGAGCTGAAATAATCCCATTCGCCGGAAATGTAGACAGATACGGAGTTGTCAGGCATTAAGTCGTAGTAGATTTTTTCAGCAGCCATGATTAAGCCCCAACCAACACAAAACCGACAACGCCCTAAAGTTGTTTGAGCGGCCACCCCAGAAGCTTAGGGAGCGACCTAATGTAAATTCCGATTTAACGGAAGATTAAATCCGTTTATCCGGAAGTTCAAGATACGAAGAATCGGAAGAAATGAGCTAGAATGATCAAAACGGAGGGATTGCCATGTACCAGAGTCAGCTGTTAGATGCCTATAAAAAGGCTCAAAACTATGTACAAGACAAACAGATTGCCCATGATTTGAATGTACAAGCGTCAAGAATCGGTGAAATGCGCAGAGGTGCACGCTATATATCTGATGAAGAAGCAGTTTTTTTAGCGGAACAAGCAGGAATAGACCCAGAGCTGGCATTGCTCGGATGTCATGCAGACAGGAACGAAAACCCAAGAATAAAACAGCTATGGGAACACATAGCAAAAAAGCACAACGGGCTAGGATTAAGAACAATATCAATGGGTTGCGGAGCATTGGCGCTAATGGTTAGCACCAAAACGGAAGCTATATTACAGTGCGCATTATATATCTTATGTTAA